ATTCAATCCGGCCCAAGTCATCGCCGTCCGCTGGGGAGGCGCTGTCGCGGAACAATTTCAATATGGGGCTGTCGTCCGCGCCATCATCCGTTGACGTAATTGTTACAACGTCGCTGCTATCTTTGACGAGAACCTCGCCAGTTGCGTCGGGGAATGTGATGTCTCTGTCCGCAGTCAAGGTCGGCGGCATCAGGTCCATTGTGAACGATGTGCCACCCGGCTGCCAGAAAGTAAATCTTGGGGTGTCGTGATTAAGGCCTAACTGACCGCCCGATGACAGGAACATCGTTTCGTAAAGGCTGTTGTTCTCCATCGTGTGGAAATAGAGATAGCTGTCAAACGTGCCAGCCGATACGTCGTTCGTGCGACCAGATATTCTAGCGTAGTTGACAGGCGTCCCGCTGTCGTCGTCAGCCTTGAAGTCAATGATGCCTTCATAGTCCCAGTCAGCAGGGCTGGCGTCATCGCTCTGCAATGTAAGACGTGCAGAGTTTTCACCTGTGGCTAGTACTGTCGCGCCATCGGCTGTCGTCTCAAAGGTCTTGACGTTGTCGTAATAAAGCTCGACTGCGCCGCCTTCAACAAAACTAGCCATAAGTTCAGAGCTGGCGGTGTTAAGAACTCGTAAATTCTGGCTTTGAAGCGCCAACGGACCTGTGCCAAAATCAACAATCCTGCTTGCACCACCGTCGTGATAAATTCTTAAATCTTCTGAAGCGCCAAATGTAAGGTTGTTCGTGCTGCTTGAGCCATCGGGAAGTTGTATGGCTCCTGAAGTGCCATCCTGCACAACGACCGTGCCGGTAGCGTCAGGCAGGGTGATGGTGCGGTCGGCGGTTGGGTCGGTGACGGTTAGCGTGGTTTCGCTAGGGTCAGAAGTTGCGCCTTCAAACCGAATGCCCACACCAGTCCCTAACTCAAGTGGGCCGTTGTTAATATAGACCTTGCCGTTTTTGTGCTGCATAGGAGTGGTGCCAGAGCCACCGTGTATATGCACAAATTGCAGTTCGCCGCTCTCTGTCCCATCACTGGCGTCGTTAATCTCGGCAACAATCAGGCCATAATCTACATCCTGCGCCGCATCGTTTTTGCCCTTGAAGTTAATCTGACCAATGTCATCGCTGTCCGCAGGGGAAGCACTGTCGCGGAAAAGGCTGAGTATCGGGGCATCTACAGCACCATCATCCGTTGACGTAATCGTCACGCCATCGGCTGTCGTCTCAAATACCTTTACGGCGTTGTGATAAAGCTCTGCCGCGCCGCCGTCTGTAAATTTAGCATACGTCTGGCCGCCGCTGTTGTTCTGTAAGAACATATTCGACGCCTGAATAAGCATCGAACCGGCACCGCCCTCGTTGATAATGGACTGGTTGGTAGACGACTTGTGGAACAGCTTGAAGTCATCACTGTCGCCCAGACGGATTTCTTGGTCGTCGCCAAGCTCAAGGTGGCCGGTCTTTATCTCGACATCACCGCTAGAGTTTATTCTGAGCCTTTCGGTGCCGTCAGTATTGAAGGCATGTGAGTTGCCGGTTTCCCAGATAAACGGCTCACTGCCGCTGTCCGTTGTTGGTGGCTTTAAGCTGTAAAGCCTGCCGCTGTTGACGGTTCCGTCATATTGCGCGGAAAAGAAATAGCCGGTGTTATCATCTTTGTTGACCTTGACGCCGACTGTGCCGCCGGTGCCGTCTGCGTCAACTTCTATACCACCGCTGGTCGTCTCAACCTTTTTGGCACCGTTGTAATAAAGCTCTACTGTACCGTCGTCTTTAAACTTAGCCTTGTATTCGGTATTCAGCGCGTTAAGGAGTTGTATCTCATTGCCGGTGATTTTCAGAGAGCCGCTAGGATTTTGCTCTTGAATGAAGCTGTTGCCACTTGACGACTGATGCCAAATCTTCAGGTCGGTGCCGTCGCCAATGCGTAGCTCTTGGTCGTCTGCAAACGTAACGTCGCCGGTGAACGTGCCCCCTGCCTTTGGCATAGCCGCATCTGCTGTCGTGCCTTGTGCCGCAGTGGCGTAGTCAGATGAATCGAACGCCTTGACTTGTGCGAGGTTCGTAACCTCACTGTCCATCAGCGCACCAGCAGCAGTGACATTGGCCGTGTCGGTTACGTCTGCTGATGCCTCAATCCCGTCTAGCTTGGCCCCATCGACAGACAAGTCACGTCCATCAACAGTCTCTGTCCCTGACATGACAATGTTGCCAGTCATTGTGCCACCAGCTAAAGGCAGCTTGGTTGCGATGCTGTTCGTGACCGTAGTGCTGAAGTTGGCGTCGTCGCCAAGTGCAGCAGCTAATTCGTTCAGAGTGTCCAGAGTAGATGGTGCGCTATCAACCAGGTTTGACACTGCTGTGTCTGCGTAGCTGGTGTAATAGCTGCCTTCCTGGCCATCCAGAAGGTCGGCATCAAGGCCGGAGCTTGCGCCATCCACGGTTTTGATTTCGGTCAGGATTTCAGCGGCAGTCTGGTCAGCAGTTGCTGCCGTCTCAATGCCGTCCATCTTTGTCTTGTCGGCAGCAGACATGAGGCCCGCAGAGTCTGTGGCAGCTACAGGAATGCGCGCGTCGTCAATCGTGCCCGTTAACTGCGCCGCGTCTATGCTTTTGTTTGTAAGCGTCTGCGTGTCATTGAGCGTGACAACGGATGTGTCGATGTCAATCTGTACCGTGGTGCCGCTAGAGCTCGTGGTAATGCCAGAGCCGCCATCAAATGTCAGCGTTTCGCTGTCTATGGTCAGCGCAAAGTTGCCGCCGTCTGTATTTACATTGAGGGTTTCGCCAGTAGCCTGCGAGTCAACGTAGTCTTTGACGGCAGCGCTGGTCGGCAGCGACGTGTCGTTGTCGTTGCTTTGAATGCCTTCTGCTTCAGTGACAACAGCGCTGGCCTTGAGGTTGTCTACCTCGATGTTGCTAATCGTGTTGTTGTCGGCATTGATTGTTTTGTTGGTTAGCGTTTGGCTAGATGCCAGCAAAGCAACGTCGCTCACATTAGCGCCTGCCTCGGGCGCGCCCGTGCTGGAATTGAAAGACAGATACTTGCCTTTTAAGTCTGCGTTGTCAGGCAGCACAGACAAAGAGCTGTCGATGCTGCTGCTAACTACGCCGGTGTCAGCCTCTGGCCGCTGGATTGTTTTATTTAGCTGGTCTTCTATGCGCTGCACATGGAATGTCAGCTTGTCGAGCGCGTCCTCGTGAGACTCGGCTGGGAATGCGCCACCAGGCACATAGTTGGTTTCCTGGCTGATGGCCGGGACGCGAATAATGATGACGCTTTCGCCTGTCTGCGGGCGGTAGTCGGTAGTGCTGTAATTCGCATCTGACGGGTTGCCGGTGTCGTACTTAAATGTGACGTTGCCGCCGTTAGCGTCATCGACGCCGGACAGGATATATGCGGTGTTCAACCCCTCGCCGCCGACATGTGTGTCAGGGTCATAGGCCCCGCTGCGGGCTGTGTCGGTCGCAATGTGTGTTGCGCCGGTAGTATTATTTCTAATTAAAACAAGCAGTTCCGAGCTTGTGAATACACGGAATGTGTAGGCAAAGACATGCGTTGTGCCGTTGCCAGAATATAGCTTATAGGTATCAGAGCCGCTGGTTACTGTCATTTTTACCTACGTTTTGATGATATAATTCAAAATGATGGTGGGCTGGACGTTATTATGTGCTCCGCCGCCGCCTGTGTTTTGGGTGCTGTAAGTGGTCGGCGAGAACTGAGTTGGCGAGTAACCAGAGTAGGCCGTGCCGTTATCTAATCCGACCTGTACTCGCGAGTTTGACCCCATGCTGTGTGAGTGCGATGGAATTTGCGCTGTAGTCAGGGTGTGCGTCTCGCTACCACCGGTCGCACCAAGCGTGTCGCCGTTGAGGCCGCCACTCTGATTGGTCAGCCTGTTGGCTGATGAGCCGCCCATGTCGTCCTGACCGGCAATAGCACGGCCACGCAGGTCTGGCAGATTAAAGGTGCTTGAGCCATCACCAGAGCCATATGTAGTTCCTAGTGCAGAAAACAAATCTGCGTAAGTAGTCCGAGAAACTGCTTGCCCGTAGGCCAACAGCCAGCCTGTCGGGGCTGATGTGCCAGCGTATGGCATCAGCATACCAGCGGAAAAAGCTGCGCCAGATGCCAGTTTTGCCGCCGTTATAGAACCATCGGAAATTTGGTCAGTGCCAATAGCGTCGTCTGCTACTTTGGCCTGGGTTACAGCATCGTCTGCTATGTCTGCCGTGGCTATAGTGCCATCGACAATCTTAGCCGATGTAACCGAGTCGGCGGCCAGTTTTGCCGTTGTAACCGCGCCGTCTACCAGGTTGGCTGTGCCAATAGCGCCAGGCGCTGTCCCGGTGCTTTCTAAAGCAGCCATGTTCCCAGAGCTATCAAAGCCAAGGAACTTGTTTGCTCTTGTCACAGAGTTAGGGATAACTGTCGAAGCCGTGTCTGTCTCCGGCAAAATAACAGCACGGTCAAACACCTCTTGCTGTTCTTGCGCAATAAAAGTTAGACGGTCGAGTGCGTCTTCATGACTGGCAGCCGGAAACGGGTCGTTAGCCACGTAATCGGTGGACTGTGTAAGGGCAATCTTGCGTTTGATTAACAGAGTTTCGCCAGAGGCAGGGGCAGTGGTCATGGTGACGTTGCCGCCGCCAGCGTTGCCAGCGCCTGACACAGTGTAGTCTGCTGTCAGAGTCTTTGTCGTTTCAGCGCCGGTAGAGTCTGTGCGCACAATAACAGTCAGGTCTGCCGCTGCGAATATTTTAAAAGTATAAGCAAAAACAGTGGTGCTGCCGTTACCGCTGTAGCTTACTTTCGTTGTTGTGCTGCTGACTGTCATGTGTCACTCCCTAAACGGGTTATACCGTAAAATCTAAGTCATACCAAGCGCGCCCGGTATGCCGCCGCCGTGTCTTGAAGGTGACAGGAAAAACTCGCTGCCGGTTTCTTTTTCAACTCTGCGCTCCAGCCGTTCGGTATACCCCGGGTTGGTGGCTTCCGACAAACCGTACAACAGCAAGTAGTCAATGCCGAACTTTGCCCAAAACAAGTTTTGCCCTGGAATCAGCCGAAACGCTTGGTTAACTGATTGACTGGCAGCCTTTGAGAACTCGCCGCTCATCATGTTGCTGTAAACGCCCGCGATGTCGTCAATCATGCCAAACGTAGGGCCAGCAATTGTCTGTGTCAAAGACTGGCCATAGCGGTTGTACTCGCCAAATAGGAAGTCACCGTAGATGCCGAGGCCACCACCGGCTGTCATAGCTTCCGCCAAACCTGAAAACGCCCGCTCCCGCGTAAACACATCCCGAGGCTCGCGGCCCTTGAGAATGTCCTTTGTCGCGTTAGACACGTAACCCATAGCTGTCATGCCGGTGATAAGCTGCACAATCCCAAGCGCACCAGACTTGCCTTGCGCTTGTTTCCCGTAATACTGCCGGTATAGACCTTTTGTCACAAAGGTAATCGGAAATGATTTGAACTGCGTAATCATGCGTAGCGCCTCGCCAAGTGGCGTTCCGCGCTCGGTTCCTTGGTTCATTATGTTGCGTTCACGCGCGCCGGGTGTCGGCACGGCGGCGTCAGCACTGTCAGAATAGTAAGCAGACAGCTTGGTCCGCAGCTCGTCCTTATACGCTTGTCGCATCTCTGGCGTCACTTCTGTGCGCTGAAACATAGCTGCTGCTGCCGGGTCAACATCTGCGTCTTCAAGCTGGTCAATCATGCTGGCAAATATATAATCATTACCATCCGGCCCCTTGGTGTCGAGCTTGCGGAACATACGCAACTCTGACTCACCGATGTTATACAGTGCCAGCGTCTGCCTTTGTGATTCTGGTATAGATGAGAATGGTTTCTTAGTGTTTAGGTACAGGTCTGCTGCCAACACTCTGGCCAAGCCGTCTTTCTGGGCACTGTTCCAAAACTGCATCCCGTTTAGCTTGAAGAATATTTGTTGAGCTTTCGAGATGCGGCCCGGCAACTGGTCATCGGCCCCGAACCTCGAATGAATGCTGCCCATGAATGCTTCTGTGCCAGTGCCCAGCAAATAAGCAAACTCTTGTTTTTGCTTGTCATTAAACGCTTTCATCACGTCTGTGATGGCGATGTTATACGACTCCAAGAAGCTGCGGCCTGTCTCACGCTGCAACAGTGTGGCTTTGGAGGCGATGTCAGAGAAAGACGAGATTGTTGCAAATCCGAGCTTCGACATGTTCTGGATTGCCCGCATAGATGCAGAGATGGCGGCCCCATCTAGTCCCATGGCCCTCGTGCGCTGCGCCCCGATAGCTCTAGTCGTGCCATCAAGCTCCTTCATGCCGTTCTCGAGACGCTTTTTGGCCATACCCTCAATGTTGTACTCGTCAATCAGCCGGGTCAGCATTGCTTGTGGGTTGGTGCCGAGCACCTCCATAAGCGCGATTGACTGAGCGTCATTAGCAATCCCGTCGAGCACCGATGTGGACAGAGGCTTACCAGAGTATTGTTGCGCATATTTGAAAGATGATGCTCCATCTTTGAAATGTAGCACCCTTGAGCCACTGAGCTTTTTGGCCAGGTTGGCTGGCCCCTTGAATGCTGTTAGTGGGTCGGTCTTGCCGTCTTCGCCAAACACAGAAGAAGTTTTTTGGAAGTTACCGCTCTCGAGGTGATTGTATGCTTCCCGCAAAAACTCCCGCCTTTTTGCCGCATCGCTAATCCCGTCAAATGTCTTTGCTTTGTCCAGCAGCGGGAAGATGTCATCGTACCATTTGTCGAACCCAGCATCGCGCAAGCGATTGGGGTCGTGCCTCTGTCTGACGACATAGCTCTCCAGCTCACCAATGTTCGCCCCCGCACGGTTTTTCCGGTCGAGCAGATTCTTCTGCACCTTGCGAATAGCGTTTGCAATGTCTTGCGCCTCTGGACTTGGGCTAGGACCCACATCAAACATCGCCTTGTAAATCAGCTCGTCCAGCTCACCGGATGAGAATGCTTGCACAAGGTTTTTGCTTTCAAGTTCCGCCAAAAGCAGCCCGGCACCGTCGTTAAGGATGCCCTGCCTGCGCGAATCTACACTCAACCTGCCGCTACGGTAATTTTTCAGGGAGCCCACCATAATGTCGTAGATAGCTTGGTCCGCTGTACCGCGTCCCTCGCTTACATAGTCAGAAACATGCTGGCGCACAGCAGCTACGCGCTTCTGATTGATAAGGAAGTTACGCTTTTGAAGGGCGGCGTTAATCTTGGCTTGCTTGTGCAGTTTGATACGGCGCAAAGCAATCTCATCCTCTTGGGACTGCGAATATATTTTGTCGATGCGCCTCTCAATGTCGCCAGCAATGGCGTCGAGGATGTCGGTTGCTTCCTCTTCGGTAATCTCGTGCCCTTCTCGGGCAGCAGCACTAACGATGTCAGCCACGCACTTATACATTACAACTCTCCCGGCACACAGTTTTGAGCCGCCCTCAAGGCAACGCTGTATCCTTGGTCGGCCTTTTGCTCAAGACGGTTGAACGTCTCAATCTCTGCCTGCACCTCTGCACCCAACTGTTCGCTCTCTATAAAGTAGCGAATGTCATCCTCGAGGCGTTCGTTCTCTTCTCGCAGCCTCGCTAACATATCTTTGTCGAACGCCTTGACACCTTCGTCAGCCTCGCGCATGCGGGCCTCAAAATCTTTTACATCAAGAGACTTGCCAAGATTGTCTTGCTCACGCTGCCGGGCGGCAAAGAAATCATCTTCGGTCAGCTCCCCCGGAATATCCTCTGGGACTTCGTCTACCTGCCTATAGTATTCAAGAATCTGTTCAACTTGCTCGTCTGTGTAGCCTCGGGGGTCGATGCCGTATCTGTCGAGCTCGTCTTTAATTGCAAGCTGTTGCTCAAGGCGCGCAGGAAAGTCAGCGTCTGAAATTGGGTACACAAAATTACCATCTGCATCACTCTCGATGGCAGCCAGCAAATCGTTAATATCAGAGCCTTCACGCAGATAGCCAGCCTCTTCGGCCGCTTCGCGGACTTTGTCTAAAGGCTTCTGCTGTGGGGGCAGAGGTTTCCCTTTACGCTTTGGCGACTTCTTCAACAAGCTGTCTTTGCCGCCCATAGCCTGACGCACATCAGCAGCGTTAGGGTCATCGCGCAGAATGCCGCCAATAGACCTAATAAACTTGGTGATGCTCTGTGGCCTAGCCTCTTCCCTGTACGCAATCCGCAAGGCACCCGGATATGCTTTCCCCTTTTTGGGCGGCATGACAGGCAGGTCGGCTTGGCCCTGCCGGACCTCCGTTACATCGCGAAATATTGGGTTGCCCCGCATCTGTGGGTCTTGTCTGACTGTCAGGTTCTGCTCAATTTCTTGCCCCTGTACCGTCTTGGATACAGCGTTTTCTTGCAAAGCCCGCACTGTTTTTGGGTTGGCCTTTCCGAGCGCGTCTGAAAACTTGCCGCCAACCACGTGCAGTCCGCCACCAAGCGCAGAACCAAAAGCTATATTCATAAATGCAGTAGCGTAGGTGTAATCCTCGTTTTGCTCGAGCATCGCTGTGGACAGCACAATCGGTTCTACGGCGGCTGCACCTACCGCGCCTTCCGCCAAACCCTTTCTTGCTCGAGCCACGCCCTTTCCGTGCTTGGCGATTTGCGCGGCGAACCGCGCCTGCCCTACAACTGGTATAAAAGATGCGGCTACATTCAAAGGGTCAAGTGCAGTGCCCAGCAAGCCGACAGCCAACTGCCCCGACGCGAGGCCAAGTCCGCCCGGGGAGCGTTGTAGCACAAGGTTTCGTACAGCGCGTTGGTCATGCCTGTCCGCCAGTATTGATGCGGCTCCCTCGTTGATGCCGCCATCTGGTATGGTCAGCCCTTCGCGGAAAAACTCACTCTCTTCCCATTCTTGGGCTGAGAGCTTGCGCCCCTGCCCCTTGTTCGCAAGGTAATCAATAGACCGCATGGCCGATGCTAGAGGGTTTTCATAAAGCGTCTGGCCAAGAGTCGCCGCCAGCACCTGCGCAGTGGTTGCGTCAGTAACCTCAAAGTAATTCTGTCTCAGCTCCGGCGTGTCTGACTGCGCTGGGATAAAAAAACCGGCCATCAGCGTATGCTCGTGATGTCTTCAAGTGTGAGATATGGAACGGAGTCCAGCATGCTAAGGTCTCCGGTTTCTTCTGCATGGTCTTGAATTGCAAGAGCCAGCTCGGCCAAATCTTCAAAGTTAAGCTCGAGGCGGAACTCACCCTGCTCACCAAACCTATTGGTATTCAAAATTACCGCAGAGCCAGTTTTTTGGTCGATAAGGTATACCCCGCTGTCATCGTCAGCCGTAACCCAACTGCCGTAAAGCCTGACCTCGTCAATATATTTCTCCATCTCAACATCAGAGAATGGTGTGCCATCGGGCTTGGTTATCCGAGCCACAACAGACTCCAGAAATCCTGGGGCTGTTATGTATTTGTCCATTACCCGACGCATAAAATTAGAATGGCCATCTCGTACCAAAACTTCATTTGGAATGCGTATTTTGGCATCACTAAATGTGCCGCCAGGAGCTTCACTTATTTCGTAACGGTCTGTAACAATTCCTACTGCATTTCTGGCGGCCTTGGTTTTATCTACCCCTTGAGAAGCATAATACGTGGCCAGTTTTACAACAGCGTTCTGCATTCCAACCAATGACCCAACCCGCTCCCCGGTTGTGCGCAGTGAAGAGGCGTCGGCACCCAGCACAGTGTGATGATAGTCACCCATCATTTTGGCAACCTCGTCCCGCAGGTCTTTCTGCTCGTCCTTGGTGACAAGGGCGTCGAAAATAGCTTTATCTTCCTTGAACAGCTTCTCGGCGTCGAGCAAGTCTGCAACCAGACGCCGAGCTCTCGGCCCACGGTCCAAGCTGCGGGCGGCCATCATCTGCACAGGCGTAAGACCAGACTGGAGCGCCTGGCTCATGGCCATGTCACCGAGCCCAGCGGCGTCCAGCGGGCCAAAGAAATTTTGCAGAGCCTCCATTTGCCCATAAGCATCGAGGCTTTTGAGCTCGTCACTGAGCTTGTCAAACTGTGCGGTCGTAAATGGGGTGATGTTAAACTCTGGAACTCCGATTTTGCGTTGGATATCAACCATCTCGGTCGGCGTAGGCAGCCTGTCATTTTCAGCCTGAAATGTCTTGGCTACATAACCTGCCGGGTCTTCCAGAATTGCAGCCTTCCTCTCAGCGGCCAGAGCCTTCGCTGCGATAAGGTTGGCTTCGGCCTGTCTTACATCTCTTAAATCGGCATTTGGGTCTTTTGCCAAGGCCGTCGCAGTGCTGCGCAAATCTGTGATGACATCGCTCACCTCTTCTGTTGTGGCGTACTTGATGTCGTCAAACACTTGTGTGGCAGACAGGAACCCGCGCAGCTCAAACTCTCTCGTTTCTGCGGTCGCCATGCTGCCAGCCCGGCGTAGTGTAGAAACGCTTTCCATGCCACGTGCAAACGCGGCAGCACGGTCCTCGCCAGTCGTTGCTAGTTTCAACGCAGACACAGCGCCTTGGAAGTTAGACTCCGCAATAGCAACTTCTTCGTTCTCAAGTTTGTTAAGAGATTTCGTAAGCTCTTGTCCCAGAACAGCCCGCTCGTCTGCTGTGAATTTACTGTACCTCCCGTCGCCGCCTCTAATAAGGTCGGCTTCTTGGCGCATCTGTTCTGCGCTGGTGTTAGGATTCAGTGTGAAATCAATTAGCCGCTCCCGCTCACCCTGAAGAACAACACCGTCAGGCGTCCAATTAATTGACAAGCCTTGGTCTATTGCAGCATCGTACAGCGCTTCTGCCTCTTCTTTTAGCTTGGCTTGCATCTCTGGGGAGTCGGAAGCCGCTGCCATGTCCTTAATAAGCTGCTCACCGCGCCTATCAAAGATGTCAGTTTTACGAACCTGGCCACGATTGAACGCATTGACCTGCCCGGGTTGCAGCTTGAGCTGCATTCTTTTATTAAGGTTGGCAGAGAGCGCTTGGCGCTGACGTTTGTTTAGACCCTCGTATGCGTCTACGTTCGATGCTAACCACCCAGCCTGGAACTCTCCTGCCCTGATTTTATAGGCACGGTAGTTGTCGTCGTTATTTTGCATAACAAAATCAAACGCTGCTGCATCTGCTTTTGCTGTTAAATCAGCCTCTGCGGCCTCGAGCTCTGCCTTTTGTTCCCGCACCTCAAAATCGGCAGCAATCTGGGCTATATCCCCCAGAGCCTTCGCAGCTACCTTGCCCGGCGCGGCAGCAGCGGCCTCGAACACTTGGGATGACAGCTTTGGGCCAAGCCCGCGTGTGTCCATTTGCACAGACGGGCCTCGACCTTGATTGTAGAGCGGGATGCGTGGCATTAGGTTTCAAAGCCCCCTAGCTGTCCGTATGTGCTGATTGCCTGCGTAGTGCCGCCAAGCAACGAGCCCATAGCTGCCACTTGGTATGATGATGCGCGGGCCCTGCCCTCCATGATTTCTTTCCTAGCCGCTGTCGTCGCACGTACTTCGTCGATACTTGAGGCGTATTGAACGCGGGCAGCGTCACGTTCGATGCCGAAATATGCGTTTGCATAGATGTTAAGAGGCGTGCCACGTTCTTGTATGCCACTAGCGCCAACAGCCACCCGCTGGGCGCTTATAAGCTGTGCGCCCTGCTGCCTGATGTTGAGCTCTTGGTCCCTGCGTGCACGTTGCAGAATAACGAGGTTGTTCTCTTCAACCTGGGCATTGTATTCAGATATTAGCTCGGCTTGCCGTGCTGCTGAACGGTTGCCTTTGAAACCCATGATGCCAGAAGCAACAGACGCGCCCGCTGCGATAGCTGCGTAGTTCATTGCACCCTCGCCATTCTGTAGTAATCGTCACCTTCGACGCCGTATTTGCGCATAACGCCCTCGTTCTCAAAACCAAGCCACTCGGCAAACCTGTACGCCCTGTCGTCGTCTACATGAATGCTGGCCTGGACCCTACGTAACCCTGTGTCTTGCAATATACTATTAAACTGCCGTTTTGCATAACGAGCAAAGGATGCCGGTATGTCTAAGCATTCAGGTGAAACCAGCACCCACGCTTCGCCAGCACCAAACCACATAACATGCACGCCGCCTACGGCCATCACCGTGCCGCTATCCTCTAGTGTAAACCCCACAATATTGTCATGTCCGACTAACCCCTGACGTGATGTCTTCGGCAGCGAATAATCTAGGTCAATGTCGTACACATCATCTTGTGTATAAGGACGTATTTTAAGCATCGAATGTGTTAGACCTCCGCATCACTGCCAGGATGGTCATTGGCAATGGTTGCGTCTGCCTAACAAAAACCCTGGCGTCGTTGTCGTACCCCGAGGGGAACGAAATCTCTTTGTCTCCATTGAACATAGGCACCGCCGCGTCCATAGCCATGCTGCTATCGCGGAACGGAATCCTGTCTAGGTTGTCTTCGTCGGGCCCTACCTCTGCACCGACAGTGTCAATAAACCGCACAGTTACGCCGTGGATGCGTTTAATCTTGCCTTGTGATACCCCGTCGTCAGCGCCACCCTCAAGGCGCAACGTCTGCATCTTGGAATCATAGGAATAGCCGACATGCACCGTACTAGCGCTGCGGTCCAATGTGACGGCACCGCCGCTCACAGTCTTGTCGGAGTGCGCTGCGCCGTCAGCCAAAATCTGCACGGTCTCACCTTCAAGGTGATTGAGGCCGGTAATCGTGGTTGTGGCCGTGCTGTCGTATGTCAGGCCGGAGTCCACATAGAAGGCATCGTCGATGTCGGTGCCAAAGTATATGTTCTCCATGAATACAATGTGCCGCACAGTAGCGCTGTTAATGGTGCGCTTGACCGATAGGTAAACCTGGTCTTCTGCCCCGCTTGGGATGGCCGTGATGCTCTCAACTACGCCGCTGTCACCCATCGGATGGCTGTGCCAGCCAATAGTCTGGTTCTGCGGGTCATAGGACAACCCAATCAGGGTGCCGTCAGAGTGAACGAACCAAAGCACAAGCTCCGGCTCTTGCTGCCACACCATGTCACTGATGCCGCCGCGTGTCAGATGTTCTGCCAGTATGGTCAGGTCGCGGCCCACCAGGCCGTCAGTGTCCAAGTCAAACGTGACCTCTTTGACCTTTTCCAGCCCCTTCTGCACCATGATGGTGCTTGCACCAGCACGCAGCGGGCGCACATCACCAGAGCCGAAAGTTGTTTCACGCAAAACATTAACGCTTGTAGGTGTGACAGGCTGGGTGCCAGTACCACCGGATAGCGTGAACTCGGAGCTTGTCGTCATGATTTGCAGGAATCGGCCTGGAATCATGTGCCGGATGACGTTGACCTGACCGGACGCAATCGTGATGTTGATGGCATCGTCGTCATTCGTGCCCGGCGTCATATTCTCAAAGTCGGCTGTCTTTGAGCTAAAGATGGTCTGCGGCTGTCCCTCAGTGCCAGCGAAATACAGGCGCTCCTCATAGAAAGCCACAGCGCGTGGGAACTTTTCATTGCCGCCAAATGCGCCAAGTGACCAGCGTGTGTTTGCGTTTGCAGAGCCTACTGAACTGTCAGGAAGCCGTGAGTTACCGTATTGGTCCTCATGCACATCAGCCGTAACAACCGTGGCGCTGGTGTAGCCGGTGATTTTTACATGACCATGCTCGTCGTGCAGGTATTGCCAATCAATAGAACCGTAGGTCTCAGTGCCGCTCAGATGCACAGGCGGCGTGTTGCCGGACGTTTGGGTGCTACCAGTAACCTGCTTATAAACATGCCCGTTGTACCGAACAGTTGCATTGTTAACGTAGCTTGTGCTTGCCGCCCACTCATCATGCTCAATCTCAAGGATTTCACGGAAGCGTATATAACGGCCTACATCGTTGCTGTTAAATACATCGGCAGATGCCGTGATGGTAATACCACTGCCGGTCGCCGCAGACGCGTACATTGTGGTGGTGGTCGTGTTCTCGTCCAGCCACGGACCATCAATGAAATCTATGTCAGATAGTGTAAAGCTGGTCGCGGTATCCCGCGTTAGCTTGGCTGGCTCATGGTCTTTATGGGCTAAATACAGCACGTCCGCTGACTGCACAAAGTTTAGTTCAAAGACTTGCGCTTCTGTGTAGGTCGTTGTGTCTTCAACAATCTTGCCAGCAGTGCCGCCGCTAGTGTATGCGGTGAAGCCGGTGCCGTTGATGCCTGAAAGCTCAATGGTGTTTGTTGTCTTATTGGCAACAGTAAATTCACGATTATTCAACTCCACCATGCCAGCGACATCTTTGACGAAGATGCGGTCGCCGTTGCTAAGACTGGTGCCGGTAATCGTCAGCACAACAGGATTGGCCTGTGTTGCGCCGGTGATGGTTTCAGTGGCCTCTGTCAGAATGCCGCCATCTTTGAAGTAGCGGATATAATTTGCCCCAAATTCAAGGACATAGGCTTGCTCATCACTGTACTCAAATGGGATGAGCCTGACCTTGCCGCCGTCTTTTGACGAACCAGCATACTTGGTGCCGGGTCTGCGGGTGATGCCACCTTGCGGGAACACCAGCATGTTCTCTAGCTTCTGAGCGCCGCTGTTGTACTTTTGCAGGTCTATGCGGCCTTCAAGGCGCGGAGACAACTCTCCCGCTTGAAAGTTTGTGACAATAGTTGAAACGCGGGCCATCTCAGAACCTTATGTTTACAAAGTCGTCAGCAAGCAGCTTGTCAGGCTGGCCCTCCATCGCGTCAATCCCACGTGCTTCTCTTAAGCGTGTTTCGTAAAGTGATTGCATTTGTTGGGACACATTCATGCTTCCTGTCAAATGATACGCGCCGTCTGCCGCCAGGCGGCACGCTAACGCGCTTACAAGCAGAGAGTCATACTGCTCTGTGTCTATAACCCTGCCGATGTAGGTAATTTTACATTCGCTCTCGTTGGTCAGGACTTTGCGCCCCTCAATCTTGAACATAACCTGGCTGTCGTAGGCCGATAGCTCGTTATCAACATTATTGTCCCAGAAAGACAGCACGCGCAGACAGTATGGGTTGGTTGGCAGGGTAAACTGGTTGTCAAAGCCAAACGCCGGGGCTGTTGCGTCTTTTGCCAATGTGCCGCGAGTAATCGCAACATTCCAGGGGTGGGCACGCAGGACCGCGTCACGCTTTTCCGCGTAAGCTGAATTACAATACCGGGCTTCTTTAGAGTTTTCCGTAAGGGACGTAATTGTGTCTGCACCCAATAAGTGCATAGCTTCGTTGCATATATCTACTACGGATGGCATTAGCTCACTAACCTTTCTAACTCTATCAAGACGCCTCGGCTGGTATTAGAGTCGCCGCCCTCCCAGACCTTACCTTCGTGCTTCGCCGTCTCCACCATCGCCTTGAGGCGCTCTGTGGGCAATATTATCACAGTTTCGTTATCAATGATAAACGCCCAAAAATCTGCTTCTGTGGTGGAGATGCCCGATGGCTTGCCCCTAGAAAAAAACTCCACAAACACCCTGCCGGTTCGTGAAGCCTTAAAGTCCCTTTTTATTTCAATCGTTCGGTTTTGTAACAGGTCAGCCAGCCAGCTCTCCGCCATCTGACCCACCTTGAGGTCATACCTAAAATCTCTATTAAACTCCACCGCCCGCTCCCCCGAGCAAGAGTGAGAAGGGGCGGTTTCCCGCCCCTCCTGCATTAGTTGACGACGTACTCGATGATAAACGAGAGGTCGCCGCCAGTGTCACCAGCCGCGTCGAACACGAGCCCGACGTAGTAGTAACCGCCTGGGTCAGAAGACTGACCGGCATCTTCCCAAACCTGCTGGCCCAGCTTGTTGATGTCACGTGCCTCAAACGCAACCTCTGTGCCTGTCGTGACAGCAGCACGCAGGTCAGTGATTGCAGAAGCATACGCATCATCATCAACCGCTGTTACGTTGCCATCAGCAGACCACAGGCCAACATCACAGGTGTTGGTAGTGCCGCTATCAAGGTCATCGTTAAACAGCTTGATGCTGGTTACAGAAGCGTTGGTTGGTACTGGCGCAAGCATAACAGTGTCGCTTGCAGAAAGGTCACCGGCTGCCAAAGCAATGGTTCCCATAGCCACGCGCTTTGTGCCGTGCAGTTGATGTGCAGGGCTTGCGATGTGTGGCGAGGACTCAAAGTTGGTTACCAGAGTGGTATTTACGTTAGCCATCTCTCAGTTCCTCTTAGTCTGGGGTTTCATCACAGAAGATTTGGCAGACCTTGGCCTCTTCCATACGAACCGCGCCGATGTCCATGCAGTAGTAAACCTGGGTTGCGTAACCCTTGTCTGCACGCTCATCAATACGAGCCGTGATGTCTTTGCCAATGCCCAGGGTGATGCCATCCTCTGCCCAAGCAAAACATTTACGAATGTCGTTGCTATCAATGGACAGGAGGTTGGTCATGATGAAGCGGAAGCCCATAAAGGTATCCACGTCGCCCTGTACCAAAGCCTTAATGGTGTTGAAGTCGCTCGATGTTACTTCGGTTGTTCCGAGCAGGTCTTCAATCTGCTTCGGGCCAACAGCGATGTAACGCGGAATCGACGGGTCAACATCGTTTAGGTCAATCTTACGCTTTGCTTCACGCAGCTTGGCAATAGTCAGGCCATCGTTTGAAGAAGCAGAACCAACAGAGTTGTTGGTCGCGTCAAGGTTGACAGTCGAGCTGGCTACGCCACCGCTCTCTACACCACCATTAGTGGTAGCAGCGCCGGTTGCAGCCGAGATGATAACCTCATCCATCGCGCGTCCCATTGCAGCAGCAGCGGCACGGGCATAGGAGGAAGTTGGGTCGATGAGCATGCGGACTTTGTCCTGGTCATCAACCAGGTCTGCATACTCGTAGGAATCAAGCGAAAGACGACGCCTGGAATGCGGGGTGTCCATTTGCGGAGTATCCCCGTGGCGTGTCGTGCGCTTCACGGCAGTTGCTTTGCCGATTTGGTCGATAAAGGCATGTTGCCCAACAACATTCTCAATGCTCACCGCGTCACGCAAACGGGAACCCATCTGCTGTGAGAGCATCTGCACATTTGCAGAATACTGTTGCACAAATGCCGTATTGACTTGTGTAGACATGGTTGTCTCCTTCTTCTACACAGTTGGCACTTACACTAATTGCGATGTGCTACCCTTGCGGACACTTCTAGGTTTTTTAGCCTCCTTGGGGCTGTCGTCTTCCCGACTGCCAACAGGACGGCTGTTGCCGCTACCCTGCGTGACCCACCCGTAGTACGTGTCTGCTAGGTGGGCCGGATTAGTTACCTCGCGTTGAGTACCAAACTCAAGCGCAAGCCTTAAACACTCGAGTCTGATGTCAGTGTCGCCGTCACCCATGCACGACTTCCATCAGCTCTTGCATTCTCTCAATCGCACGCTGCCTGCCGGACAGGTTCTTTCTGTCCCAATAAGCGTGTGACTTGTCGTTCATGATTGCGTCAATCTCTTGCTGTGCTGCCTGACGGGTAGCTACGTTAGAAATCGGCGCATCAGAAACTGTGTCTTCACTTGTGACACTTTGCCTGAACTCCGCCATATTTGCAAATGCCTTAATGAAATCAGGGTGGTTACCCACCTTGGTCCCATCGGCTAGGCGCATGTCCAATATCCCGTTGCCACCAAATTGTTTCGCAATGTTACCGGCGTCTTCAATGCGGGCATCAAACTCATCGCCCCATTCTTTTCGCAGCGACATTTCTGTGTCGTTGCGCTGCTGAGTCTCTGCCGCCTCGCTCATGCTGCCCGTTTCTTGAACCATAGAACGATAGTACTCCAGTACCCCACTTGCTTGGTCAGGCGTAAGGCGCAGCTTATGCGCTACGTCAGAGTACGACTTGGCCACCTCTTCTGTGACAATATTGCCGTCAACGGCGATTTCGTATCCATCGGGATTCTCGGGGCGACCGAGCTTGCCGTAGATGTTGTCCAAATCCTCGTCTGTTGGGTTTACGGGTAGTGGCACCTTGTCAGCGCCAATTAGACGCTGGGCGTTTACATAGGAGCGGGCAAGATTGCCCACATCTTTGATAGGGGAGAGGCTGGGGTGGTCTCTCAAGTCCTCCGGTATGGTTGACAAGAAATCGTTACCAGACCCGCCTTCTGCCACTTCTGCTGGGGTTTCCAGCATAGTGCCCTCTGGCTGGGCTACCTGTTCGACTGCTTCTTCTGACATTATGACTCCTCAATCATCATGTTGTGAATGTGGAGGATAACGGCCCTCTTACCCTCCTCGAACGCTGTGGCATTTGGGTCGCCTGCCACATAGCTAATGCTGCGCAAGTTGCAGCGGGCCTCAAGGTCAAACAAAACTTTCTGTCCGTTCTCGCTTTTGAACGCTTCACGATACATGGACTTTAGGTTTTCAATTGCTTTGAGCTTTTCGTCGTCGTTCACTGCTGTACCATCCTTACGGCCTGTGCGGCCTGTGCTGTTGTGTAAACATCTTCTTGGTCACGCTGGCGCTGAAGCTGTTCGGCCTCTGCTTGTGCGCGTGCCTCGCGGGCTTCATCAACCTCGCGTTGTGACCGTAGCGTTGTCTTTGGAACCCCCAAGGCATCTGTTACATGGCGCACAAGTCCGTCTGGGTCAAGGTGGTCACCCACCGGCAGGCTCTGTGCCAGAGGCAGCAAAATCTCGAGAGCCCGCATAGTGTTGTTCAGGCTGCTAGATTTTTGTGCCCTTGCCAGCGGGGAGACGTACTCAATGTCAATGTCACGGCCTTGAAGAACTTCAGGGGCCGGGGCAAGCATGTTGTTGCGCAGCATAAGCGAGAACACGCGGTCGATTAGTGGGCGCAGCATCTCGTTCATAAGCCTGCCAAGAACAGGGCCAATAACGCGCATGCGCTCTTCTTGCCGCTGCATCACTTCGGTTGCAGTCATTTGCGGAGAGCCAGCAGTCAGTATTTGGTCAACATAGAACGCCTGACGGATAGCAGCACGACGCTGGTCTTCCATGTTCAGGCCAATCGGGATGTTGGCACCAGTGTTCAGAGGCGTAATTGTTTCGCGGGAGCCCGAGCGGAAGAAGTTTAGGCCGCCTGGCTGTGTGCGAATTGGCAAAAGAAACCCATCGTCAGGCACAAGCAGCGGCGGGTCAATCTGTTTTTGAGCTGCTTGGATAATGGTTTTTGACATAAGATTCAACATCTTAACGTCAGGCAGCGCTGTCATTGCAGGGCTGCGGCCCATCACTTCCCCGGTAGCTTTCAGGAAGCGTGGCACAACGTAGGGCAGCTCCTCAAAACCACCTTCGCTGATTGTCATCTTAGTCTGCATGCACACATACACAGACATAAAGCGCATATTTAAATTATCGGGACGGGTCACATCCCTGTCGCGCCGGGGCATGACCCCATGCAGTATCTCGACCTCTTCGTCGCCGTTCTTTTCTGCGCGCTTGCGTATAAAATCGCCGACATTTTCCACGCCAAATCTTTCAATGGCTTGGTTTGCTGTCATTTTGTACAGCCGGTAAACCGTATCGACCATTCCGTGCTGGTCTTCTTGCACGTAATATTCACCAATGTGACGGGTGCTAAAGCGCAGCGTCTTGTCTGACATCTCGCAGAACATACATGCGGTGCCAAAGACAGTCAGGTCTACATAAGCCTCGTGTACCTCTGTCTCAAAGTTAGAGCGCTGGAATGCTTGCATCATGCGCATGCTGCTGTCTTGCAGCCATTCGCGCACGTCGTCGTCCCGGTTAATAGCGTCGTCTTTTACATCGAGATGGAACCAAGGAGAGGCCCCACTGGTGAGCATGCCATGCAGAAAAGCTGCCATCAAATCAATGGCTTGCAGCGCGGTGCCGTCATATATGAGCTCCATGCGCTTCTCGCCACGAGACCGCTTCTTTACGATGTCTGCCTTACGCGGCAGCATGTAATCGGCTAGCTCCTGGTAGTGCGTGTCCCAGGTATCTCGCCGTGTTTTAAGATGCTCGAAACGTCTAACGTGGTCTAATGCTTTAGCCATGACTAACCCATCAATGTTGGTGTGCCGGTTGTTGGTTCCGCTTTATCACCAAGAGCACCAGCAATAATCGTAGAGCCCCGTCCCTTGCGGCGACCGGCTGCTTTTGCCTGCGCTTCTTCAGACAATGCACGGGCGCGGCCAAGGTCAGGCTCCGGGGGAGGTGGCGGTGGGGGCGGAGGCGGTGGTGGTGCAGCGGGCGTAAGAAAGCTCACATCTCTTCTCCTATTCGGCTGAATGGGTTCATAATATCTACTGCCCTAGAAGCTAGGCCCGGGCGAGATTCGGGTAGCCGCATATCTGGAGCAATGTCAATAATCTCCAAGCGTTTGTTAGGAAAGCGCGGCGGATTTTTTTCGTACCAAATCTTTAATGCTTCATAGCCCATGCGAGCATCATTGCGGCGGCGATTAATAAATGTTTCCGCTTCTCCTATGGCAGTAGACGTAAAATCATAGCTTGTGTTGTCAATGCCCGCGAATCGGTCTTGCAAGAATGCAACACGGTTTACAAGCCCTGCTGATACTCTTTTTCTTCCTCTAACAGACACATTAACAGCATCCATTTCGCCAATTACAGAAGCCATAGCGGCCCTGTTATAATGCTCTGGGACGTTGCTTGCACCCTGCGTGCGTATTAAATAATTTAAATTTCTTCTTAGACGCGGCTGGTTAACATCAGCATTGTAAAAATAAACTCGAGCAAACTTTCTTTGCCGGTCAGTAAGTTTTGATACATCTACAGCCTCGTGCGTCTTCCTGCGAAGGTCGTATTTTTTGCCTAGCTTGTAATCGTTTACAAGCAAAACTGCTTTGGCCAGGTTCTTTTCGTCTTCTGGGTTGGCTATAATATGGTTGCGCAAAGCGGCAGTTTGCGCTTCTACATCAGCGTTTTGGTATCCTTCAAACCCGCCATCTACAGAAATGCGCGGCACGCGCCGTGTTGACTGCATTAGCTCAAGCCCCCACGTTAATTTTTCTTTTAAATCATCGGGGAGCACGTGCGAAAATGCCGAAACATCGAGCGCCTTTGCGCGGCTAATATGGTAGCTGCCAGCGGTTCCCTTATCGAAATTTATTTCTTCACGAGAAAATTGATATGTTCCCGTGCTCGGCTGGTATCCTCTTTCAAGATTTTCAATCTCTTGCAGTGTTTCATTAAGCTCTTGCTCATTCATAAAGTACGCCTCCGCCTTCCATAAGGGAGCCGCCACGGCGGCGCTGGAAACGAGTACGACGACCAGTAGAGGTTTCAATAAGCTCGTTAGTCGCTGCGTCATACTCAAAGCCTTCAGGTATTTCTTCTTGAGTAGGCGGTATAATTTTTGGTTCTGGCGCGCGCTCGTCGGTGTCTTCTGCACGCATACGCGCAAAGCCTTCTGCTGCCGAGGTCATAATGGTGCCCCCGCCCGGTGATTCTCTTGCAATGTCTCGGTATTGGCTGCGTCCAGTGTAAGTGCCGTCGCTCTCAAGTGCGCCGACAGTAATTAACTTGCCTGACTTTGACCTTACCTGCACAGGCCGTGCGCCGCGTTCTAGCGCGGAAACAATATTCTTTCTGACCATACTGCCTATTGCGCCCAGCGTGCTTGGGAACATGGAGTTTTCGTCGCGACCACGAACCTCTGCTATAGCCGCCTCGCGCTCTTTTTGACGGGCCGCTCCTGCCTGCCGGAAGCGACTAGCTTCTGCTGCACCGATGCTGCCTTGCGTTATCTTAGTTGGTTGGCGACTGCCCCCACCTGGGCTTACCCCTACGTTCTCACTCATTTTTTAATCCTATAGTGTGAAAGGGTTGTATTCCATCTGTGCAACTTGCTGTGCAGGTCGTTGGAAGTTTGCGCGATTTTCCAGGCCAACAGCAAGATACCGGAAAGCATCGGCTGCATGAGACGTATAATCATGACGCGGATGGTCTCTGAAAACTTTTCTCTTATCATCCCACTCTTGCCTATATTGGCGAAGCATTTCAATGCCGTCGCCGCACCTGTCTCTGTCAAAGTAACATTTAGGTATTAACATACGCGCAGCGTTGATGCCATCCGCCACCTTCATTTTGGGGATGACTCTGAATTTGATTCCGAGCGAATAAGCCGTTTCCACTCTGCTTTTACCTGACCCCAATTCCCTGACCTCAACATCGTGAGGAGCGAGGTGGTCACCGTAATGATAGTCTTTCTTTGAGAGTATATCTGCATAATGGTCGAGACCAACCCCAGAACTCTCGTAATAATCAATAACATTGACTGCGCCCCCTCGGAACACTTGCGCAAACCAAATGGCTGTTGCGTCGTTGATGCCCAAGTCCCAAGCTGTATGCACGGGATAGGCAGGGTCGTATGGCACCCGGCTTATTCTGCCGCTGTCATCAGCATCAGCCAGTAACTTGCCGTAGTACGCGCCAATGATTGCGGCTGTGAAGGAACACTCGTATTCTTGCTCGTACTGCTCCGGCGTCATCTGCGCCTGTGCAGCCTCGAGCTCTCCTTCTTTTACAATCCCTGTCTCACTGGCTTTGCAAATCTTAAAATACCAGTCATCACTCTTTTCGGCAATCTGACCCTTGGCCGTCTCCAACAAATCAAAGAAATGGTTGTGGCCCGCCGGGGTTCCCAAGAAACATGCCGAGCCCTGTCTGTCAGAGAGCGCCGGTCGCACAACCTCCCCCCATACCCTGGGGTTCTGCATGCCAAACTCGTCGAAGACACACTCATCAAGATAGATGCCACGAAGGGCGTCCGGGTTTTCAGCAGATAGCAGCATCAACCTGCCGCCGTTGGGGAAGTCAGCTCGTAGTTCTGTCTCGTTGAACTGAACGCCGGGAATGACCCCCGCGTAAAACTTGACGTAGTCCCACGCTATTCGTTTCGCCTGGGCGAAGGTAGGAGCTACAAAAGCCGTCCTCGGTCGAGGCAACGGGCAGGTCAGCGTCGTCTTGATGAGCTGGTTCACTGCCCACACTGTCTTGCCGAAACGGCGGTGCATCACTAGCACATTCCATCTTTTTAATTCCTTATGCATTTCCTTTTGCAAGGGACGAGGCTTGTACGGAATCTTAACGTCCATCAATCAGTCTCCCACAAGATACGCACCGTGCCGTCACTAACCTCGACGCCAGCCCTACTCTTGTGCTCACCGTATTGCTCCGGCATGGATGTCTTTGCTTTCCAGCGCACGTGTTGCGCATAGTCCCGGAGGATGTTGGGGTCGTAGCGCCTGCGCCCCTCGAGTGCATTCAAATACATACCGTCAAGCTCGTCTAAAGCCTTCTCAGCGCTTTGAGCACGTGCAGAGTAGATAGCACCCCGTAGCTCCTCGTCCGCCCCCATACGCTTGTATAGGCCCGTTCTGGATATGCCTGTCTTCTTGCAGGCATGCACCAGGCTGTGGCCATCGGATAAGAGCGCAATGATTTCGTCTGTTCTGGTTTTGGTTATTTTGGTCATGGTCCTCTCTGTGAGTGTGTAGGGGTCATTTAACACACATAGCGACGGCCCCGCGCGCTGGGGGTGCATCGGTCCGCGCAGCCCCCCCTACCCTGTTGCATCGCTGCCACACTGTTGCCGTTCTGCCACAGTGTTGCAAAAATGTCACAGCATGCTAGGCTCGGCTATACAATGCCGCGCGGTGGTGTGCTCTTTGTGTGTGTGCTGACACTCAAAACCCACCGCATTCAACACCGCAATCATCCCTCGAGCTCGGCAACGCAACGCGCATTCGCCACCATATCCTCACGCATGCGCAGCGCCCATGTCTCGCTCACCATCCTGTCACGCTCTGCGGTGCAGTGCTTCATGCTGTCGAAGTGTGACGTGCTGGCCAGCTCAAAGCATGCCGCATCACCGCCACCTGACAGGATGCAAACCGCTACCAATAATTTTATCATGTTGAAACCCTCCAAGGCTTTTGCACCCTGATTTTATCCAATGCTGTCAGAGCTGTACACTTTTTTTTGCTTTCCCTATTGCAATGCGCAACCATTGCGCCCATTATCCTAGTCATCACACGCAAGCTGGAGGGCAAGCGATGAGCCAGATTATAGACAACTTCAACCTGCCGGCCGATGCCAAGCTCGGGCCTAACTGCGGCGTCACTGCGATAGCCGCCAGCACGGGCCAGAGCTTTGCCCGGGTGTGGAACCTATGCGCCAAGCATCTGACCCACCGCAAGCGGTTTAGAGGCGGCACCATCCATTCAGAGCGCCTCAAGGTTCTAGACGAGCTCGGGGCAGACTATGAGGTGGTCGAGCATGAGCGCATGACGCTACAAGCATTCTGCCAGCGCGTCGCACGGCCTCGCACCACCTACATGGTGACAACCACGCGCCACGTGCAATTGGTGCGCATCATCGAGGGCGTGGCCTATGTATTGGACCAGAGCGGATGCAAGGCCATCGACGAATACAGAGGCCGCCGCAAGTTCATCTATCGGCCAACCCTGCGCATGGGCGAACCAGTATCGCAACCAGAGCCAGCACAGATTAAACCTATTCAGGCCACAATGTCGCCACAAAGGCATACCAGCCTGTTTCCTAGCTTGTTCCCGGAGCAAAGCCCGGCGCAAGCTGCAACGCAACTGTCATTGTTCTAATGGAGGGAATAAAAATGGCACGAGTAACACAGATGACCGGACGCACCGGCAAGCCTGTCGCCAACCAGTTTATTATCATCGACGGCGGTGACCTGTACTTTCAGAGCTATTCGACAATCATAGCCAAGTGCACGGTAGAGGGTGGCGAGCGCGTCACATACCTCGACCGGGACGCATGGGACTACAGCGTTACCACCAGCAAATACCGGAACCAGTTCCTTAACTGCGACACTGCCGAGGTCAAGCGCCGCATCAAGTCCGGCACCTACCGCCTCGCAAACCTTAACGCATAGGGGCGGGCGCATGGCAAACTCGAGGACAAGAAGCGTAAAGCGCAAGCCACGTTATACGCAGATGGAGGCTTATGACATGCTGCCGCAAGTCATACAGCGGGCCCTGCAAGAAGGCCCACAACAATGGTGCGCTAACTGGTGCTTGAACCGATACCGCAAAGAGGCAAAGCGGTACGGCCAAGAACGCGCCGCCCTGTATGTGGCGCGGGTTATCTGGGACGCACACCGCCGCGAGGTCCGAGACGGCCATTGCTGGCGCACACGCAAACCCGGCCAGAAATGGTCTGACATTCCGCCATCGCCACACGTCGAGGCAAAGGCAACAATGGCGGCAATCCACAGCAGGCCATAGGAGGTAGCACATGAATAGCCAAGACAACCCACTGACCGAGCATGACGCCGCATTTATGAAGGCATGCTTAGACGCAATCAACGGGCACCCCCACAAGGGGGCGCTCGAGGTTACCTACAACCTTAGCCTCATGTACTTTTCCGCCCTGTGTCGCCTTGCTGAGCAATGCGCAGAGGGCCGGGAAGCTGGCCTGCTCATGTCGATGATGATTGCAGACGAGGCCAAGCAGGACGCCGTAAAGCACTACATGGCCGAATGCCTCGAGGAAGAACGCGAAAGCACCAAGCATTAGAAAGGAGAAC